CCCGACGAAGAAGAAGAAACACCAACCCCAACCCAACCATCCGAGGAGGATGAAATGTCAGAAGCAATCGAAGCAGCAGTACCCACTGCTCCCATCCAATACGCAGCAGCGAAGCGCGAGTTCAAGCTTCCCACCGCTGCCGAGTACATGATCAAGTTCTTGGCTGGCGGATCTGAGTTCGCTGAGTTCAACCAGCGCATCCATGCAGCTGCACCAAATGTGACGAGCACTGATGCACCGGGCCTGTTACCAGTTCCGATCATCTCGCCGATCTATAACTCGTTTGTAGCGAATTATCGCCCATTGATCACTGCAATGGGAGTCCGCCAGATGCCAGCATCCGGCAAGGTCTTCATTCGACCGAAGGTCACCACACACACGACCATCGGCGCAAGTAACGGCGAACTCGTCGCACTCGATCAAGGCACTTTCGTCGTGGACGACATCCAGATCACGAAGGCCCTATACGGTGGCTATGTCAACATCTCAGAAGAATCAATGGACTTCACCTCGCCCGAAGTTCTTGGTGCATTGATTGACGACATGGCACGCATCTACGCAAACGCCACCGATGTCGCAGCATGTGCAACATTCGAAGCAGGAGTCACCCAGACCGAAGCATTGACCTCAGGATCAACACCTGCCGACTGGGTTTCGTTCATCTACAACTCAGCAGAGCAAATCTTGACCAACTCAAACGGCAACCTGCCAAATGTGCTCGTCATGTCACCTGCGTACTACGCATCACTCGGAGCACTTGTGGACGATGCTGGTCGTCCGTTGTTCCCGAATGTCGGCCCACAGAACGCAGTCGGCACCGGCGCATCGGCCTCAACCTTTAACGGCAACGCTTTCGGCTTGTCGCTCGTGGTTGACCGTAACTTGGTCGCTGCAGGCGGAAAGAACCTTTATGTCGGTGACAGCACTGGCTTCGAATGCTGGGAACAGCAACGCGGAGCCGTTTCTGTGGATCTGAGTGACGGTGCGCTCGGTAGGGTCATAAAGTTCAGAGGGTACTTTTCCTCCGTAATGATGGACGCGACGAAGTTCGTCAAGCGAGCCTGAACCGACTAGACGAGTAGAGAGAACGAACGATGGCAACATTTACAGTCACGCATCACCAGCGTCTGTCAGATGTTGCCGTCGTTCAGACTCTTGAAAACACTGACATCGCGATCGGTCAAACGATCACGCTCTCAGGTCTAGGACATGGCCTCAACGGCTCACACATTGTCTATGCAGTACCGACCTATTTGTTCATCGGCATTGACGAAGAAGGCGACTACCTTTTCGACTCGGATGTCATCATTCCGAACCAGTTGCTCTTCAACGATGTCGGCGACGACCTTCCACGATCAGCTGCAGATCCTGTCGGCTCGCTCGTCTGGACTCAGACCTGCACATGGATCACAGTCAGCGATCTCACCGAGTTTCTCGGCATTAGCGGAGCGACCGCCAACGACACAGCCTTCATGACCTCATCAGTTAACGCTTCAAATGCATGGTCATTCAAACGCAGAGTTCAGGCCGGCTATCACGACAGTCTCACGACCGTCCCTGATGCTGCAGTTAAAGCTGGAGTCGTGCTCATGGCTGCAAGCTTGTACCGTGAGCGCGGAAGTTTGGACTCCTTCAATAGTTTTCAAGACATGAACATCTCCGCACCTGTCGCTTCAATGGGTCGAATCAACCAGTTGCTCGGCATCAAGAGATCGCAAGTGGCATGAGATGGCAGGCATCTTCACAGACACGATCAACGCTGTCTCAGCGACGATCACAGCTCTCGGCCTTGTGCCGGTCACTGACCCTCGGAACGCTCGACCGCTTACTGTATTCATTGAGCTTCCTACTTTCAGTTCGTTCAATAACCAAACGGCGGACATCACGATTGATCTCCGAGTGTTGGGCGCGCCACCCGGCAACCAAGACACTACGGACTACATACTCGGAGTCGTTGATCAACTAATGAACTCCTCTCTCGCAGTTATCTCTGGCAGACCTACGATCGCCCAAATCGGATCTGCCGAGCTACCTGCTTATGACCTCACAATAAGAATCGGCACAAGCCGCGTATAAAGGACAAACAACATGGCAACAGTCACCTATCTAGCGAACCCCACCGTCACCGTCACAAGCCCTTCGGCGATGACGCTCACCGATCACTGCTCTGCAGCGACCTTGACGCTCACCGCTGAAGCACTTGAGAACACGGCCTTCGGCCAAACCTCACGCACCTTCACCGCTGGGCTTTACAGCAATGAGCTCACGCTCACACTGTTCCAGAGTTACGGCGCGACCGAAGTTGAAACAATGCTGAACACATTGTTCGGTGTCGAATCCACCATTGTCATCAGCCCTGCCGGCGCAACCGAATCAGCCTCGAATCCTGAGTACACGCTCACAGGTTGTTACTTGGCGACCGTGACTCCGATCTCGGCAGCAGTTGGTGAGCTCTCAGTTGTTGAGGCGACCTTCATGGGCGGATCATTCGTCCGCGACATCACCTGATCTAGTAAGTAATCCGAACCCCGACTAAGGAGAACCCATGAAACTCACACTCAGTGTCAGACTTGCCGATGGCGAGACCTACCAAGTAGTCACGAACCTGTTCGTGATTATCTCGTGGGAGCGTAAGTTCAAGCGACGAGCTTCAGATCTTGCGAACGGGATCGGGATGGAAGATCTAGCCTTCATGGCCTACGAGGCCAGTAAACAGCAAGGTCATCCAGTCCCGATCTCATTTGATGAGTTCGTCAAGAAATTGGAAGATTTAGAAGTCGTGGAGACTGCATCCGCAGTCCCTACGCAGGAGGCTTCCGGCGACAACTAGCAGCTCTGCTAGTTGAGACTGGGTTCTGGCCTCCGCACATAACATTCGAGACAGATGATTTGGCGACTTGCGTTCAGATCATCAATGAACAAAGACGGAAGCAATGATGGCTGCATCAATCGGAATTGAGTATGACGGATTGAAGCAGGCTCTCCGTGAGATCCAGAAGGTTGATCCTGCTCTTCGTCGGCAGATCACTAAGGACATGAAGTCCGCGATGGATCCTCTGGTCTCTGCGATCAAGGACTCTATTCCGTCGTCGCCACCGTTGACAGGACAGAAGCACAACGGACGCACAGCATGGAAGAACGAGTCAAAGAATGTCGTCGTCAAATTGGACACGCGCAAGGCTCGCAAACGCAACCTCAGCGCAGGAGCACAGTACGAGTCAATCGGGATAGTGAAGATCACCGCCAAAGGTGCAGCTCTTTCAATGACCGACATGGCAGGACGAGGCCCTAACCAGACACGGAACAAGAACCCTTTACGCGCTCGACCCAATTTTGCCGACGATCTGACTAGCAAACTCCGAAGCCCTTCACGGTTCATGTGGGCGCGCTCTGATGACTATCTGGACGAGATCACTCGGCGAGTTGACATGATCGTTCAAGAAGTAATGGCTGAAACTAACAAGAGGATCGTGAAGCGCTAATGGCTATCAACCTCCCAATCATCAGCGAATGGAATCCTGCCGGCATTGACAAAGCCATTACCGACTTCAAAAAACTGGAGACCAAGGGCGAGAAGGCAGCGTTCGCTATCAAGAAAGCTGCAGTGCCAGCAGGGCTCGCTCTTGCAGCGATCGGCGCTGTCGCTCTTGACGCGGTGAAAGCGTTCGCTGAGGATGATGCTGCAGCCCAAAAACTTGCGGGCACTCTCAAGAATGTCACCGGAGCATCAGACACTCAAGTCAAATCTGTAGAGGACTTCATCTCCAGCACTTCAATGGCTGCAGCTGTCGCCGACGATGAACTCCGCCCTGCACTTGACTCGCTAGTTCGAGGCACTGGCGATATTACCAAAGCTCAAGAATTGCTCGGTCTCGCATTAGATGTTTCAACCGGTACAGGTAAAGATCTTGGCACTGTCGCCGATGCACTTTCAAAAGCGTTTAACGGCAATCTCGGGCCATTGGAAAAACTTGATCCAGCACTTGCCGATCTAATTGATAGTGGCGCTTCAGTTGACGAAGTGTTCGCAGCTATGGGCGAGACATTCTCAGGTCAAGCAGCTACCGCAGCCGACACCACTCAGGGCAAGATTAAGAACCTTGGGATTCAGATGGGCGAACTGAAAGAGTCCATCGGCGAAGCTGTCGCCCCTCTTGTTGAAAAACTTTTACCAAAGTTTTTAGAGTTTGCAGATTTTGCTAAAAATAACACTGGTGTGATCGTAGGTATAGGAGCAGCAATCGCTGTTATAGCTACATCAATCCTTTTATTGAATACTGGATTAGCAATTTACAACA